CACCGACATCCGCGACGTGGACGACGTCCACGAGCTGCTGGGCGTCGAGTGGCTCGCGCTGGGCTGCTGCCCGGTCAACGTCTGGCGCGACCCGTGCCTGACCGACGAGTCCCCCGGCGAAGAGTCCCCCGGCCCGCTCCAGAAGGAGTTCTGCCGCCCCACCGCCGAGCACGCCGACCCGATCACCGTGTACTCCGGCGCCGAGTGCTCCGCCCTCGGCTGGTCCTACCAGGAAGCCCGCGACCACGCCGAAGCCTCCCTCGCCCTCGGCGAGCAGGAAGCCGTCGAAGCCGGGTTCTGGTCCGACCACCTGGCGATGACGGCCGAAGACCTCACCCCGGCCGCCGGGCCAGTGAACATCGCCCAGGGCGTCGCCGCCCTCGAAGGGTGCCTCGCTGAGCAGTACGGCGGGCGCGGCGTCCTCCACATCCCCGCCGGTGTCGCCGCGCTGCTGGGCTGCTGCAACCTCGTCCGCGAGGACCCGGCCAGCGGCAACCTGACCACGCTCGCCGGAAACTGCGCGATCATCGGCGCCGGCTACTCAGCGATGAACACCGGGCCGGGGAATCTGCCCGCTGACCCGGGCACGGCGTGGATCTACATCACCGGCCCGGTCGTCATTCGGCGCGGCCCGACCATGACCATCCCGGACCGCCCCGGCGCGTCCGTGAACACGCGCAACAACGACCGGCGCGTGCTGGTCGAGCGCACCTACGTCGTCGCCACGACCTGCGTCGTGTGCGCCATCCAGGTGGTGACCTGCCCGTGACCGAGTTCATCCGCGTCCAGCCGACCCGGGACAACCGACGCGACTTCGCAGGCTGGGCCTGCGCCCAGACCCCGAAGGTGCGCACGTGCTCCGCCTCGGAGTTCGCCGTGCCACACCACCTGTTCACCGACGTGCCCGAACCGCTGCTGATCGGCGCGCTCGTCGACGACCACCGGTACGTGAGCCCGGACGAGGACGCCGCCAACGGCACACCACCGCCGGGCCAGCAGCCTCCGGCGAGCGCATCTACCGCTCAGGAAGCCGCCACGGCGGCGGTCGCCTCCAGTTCACCGGAGGACGAGCACTCCACGGCTGCCTCGGTCCTCGCCGACGAGGCCGCCGACGGCCAAGAGGAGCCGCCGGAGGGCGTCTTCCCCTGCGGCGGCGGCTGCGACAAGGAGTTCACCACCGAGCGCGGCCGGGACACTCACCGCCGCCTGAAGCACCCGGAGGCGTAGGTGCCCGTCCAGCCGATCCCCTGCCCCCCGGGCGGCGGCACCACCCCGGGCGAGTGCGCGTGCGCGCCGTCGATCGCCATCACCCCGCTGTGCCGGGCGGACGGCACCAGCGTCCTCGTCGTCATCCGCTCGGAGTGCGCCGCGTGCGGCAACCCGGCCGCGGACCCGGCGGCCACCGGGTGGGTGGACCCGGCGACGGGTGCGTACACTGCGGGGCCGGCCCCGGCCGACGCCGGGCCGTGCGACGCCGGATGCGTGGACACGGTCTGCCGCCAGCGGTGTGACGACGCGGACGGCGACGGCCAGGCCGATACGACGTACAGCGAGCTGTGGTGCATCCGGGCGGACGGCTCGGCCGAGCTGGTCCTGACCTACCGCGACGACCCGTCCGTGCCTTACGCGCCACTTGCCCCGGTGGACTGCACGTACGGCAGCGTCGAGATCGAGACGGTGATGCTGTGCGACGACTCGGGCGCGTTCCTGCGCCGGTACACCTTCCTCGGCGACACGGCCACCTTCGAGGACGTCGCGCTCGACGGGCAGACCCCGCACGTCGTCACCGGCACAGTCGGCGTGTGCCCGGCCGAACCTGACTGCGCTTCGCCGACCACCCCTGCCGCCACGCTCGGCCTGTGCCTGGCGGACGGCACTCCGATCGCCGTGGTGGTCACCCGGGACTGCGCGGGCACGGTCACCCAGGACGGGTGGCTCAACCTCACCACCGGCACCTACACCGCCGGGGATCCGCCGGCCGGGGCAATGGCGTGCGGCAACCCCCGCTCGATCTCCACCACCGGAACCTTCTGCGACGTCGACCCGGGCACCCGGGATGTCCTCGGCCTGGTCCTGATCGAGTACACCTACGGCGCGGACGGATCGGTCACCGCCGTGCGCCTGGTCGACGCCACCACCGGGACCACGTACACCCCGGCCGGCACCATCACGACCTGCCCGGCCGGGACCGAGCAGCCCGAACGCGACCTGATCGAGCTGTGCGACGTTGCTGCGGACGGAACGAGCACGCCCTTCGTCCGCGACTTCGCCCGCGACGAGAACGGGCAGATCACCGGCCACACGGACTACCTCCTCGACGGCACGCCCTACACCCCGGCCGGCACCGTCGGCCGCTGTACCGAGCCGTGCCGGGACACCTCCTCCACGCTGCTGTGCGACACCGCAGCCACCGACTCGATCACCGTTTTCGACCCCGCGAACGTCGCCGGCTCGGACGGCTGGGAGGTCGTCAGCTTCACGGGCGCGTTCCCCGGTTTCGGGCCCGAGCAGGCGATGCCCTACCCGGCCCCCTACGGCAGCCCGTGGGGACCTGCGGCGCTCGGCGCCCGCGCCGACCAGAACGCGGGGCCGTCCGGCGTCCAGTGGCATGGCTACGACGCCGCCCCGCAGCGGTGGGTGCTGCGCAAGATTTTCCAGGCGCCGGAGGATGGCGTCGCTGTCGCCCAGAGCGTCGGGTTCCGCGGTGATGGCGGCGCCCGCGTGCGGATCAACGGTGTCGACGCCGGCATGTACGGGCAGTGGAACCAGCCCGCCACCTCCGGCACGGCGCAGATCCCGGTCACGGCCGGACCCAACACGGTGGAGATCGAGGTCCGCGACGTCGGCGGCATCAACAACGTCTACGGCCGCCTGGACATCGCCCTGCCGCGAACCGTCCAGTTCATGCGCCGACAGACCGTGGACTGCCAGACCGGGCAGGTCATCGCCGCCCACGACACCACCCTCGACGGGGAGCCGTACACCGTCGTAGGGGAGGTCGGGCAGTGCGAGCCCGTCGCCGAGTGCTGCGAGCAGCCGCCCCCCGAGACCCGCGTGGACATCGAGTCCGACGTGATGTGCATGGTCGACGCCACCGGCACCGTGCTGGGCCAGGTCCTGGTGGAGCGCGTCTACGACGACCAGAGCGGGGACCGCGTCGAGCAGCGCTACGTCGACCCGGTGACCGGTGATCCGGTCACGCCACCGGCAGGGGCGAGTTTCGCTGTCTGCCCGCCCGAGCCGTGCCGGGACACGTACACCACGCAGGTCTGCGACCTGCCCACCGGAGACCCGGCCGGCGTCCCGACGGCGACGGACACGAGCGCCGTGCCCTACCCGTGGGACGACGCTCCGATCCGCTGCGTCAACCAGCATCCCGGGGGAGGCGCTGCCCTGTGGGCGGGTGGTTCGGTCACGATCCCGGCCCGCTCCAGCGGGGCCGGCGGCTGCAGCCCGAACCAGTGGCTTGCCGGTCTCGCCGCCACCCTTCAGGCGCCGCGGCCCTCATGCGACTCCGGGACCGTCACGATCACCGTCGCGGTCGCCGCCCGTAACCAGGGCCCGGCCGCCGCGGCGGTGAACTACGCGGGCAGCCTACGTATCCACCGCACGGACACCGGGGCGCGCCTCGCGGACTCCGGGAGCGCCCTCGGCGGCACCCCGGCCGGGACCTCCCGCACGATGACGGCGACCGCCGTGAACGTCCCCGCCGGGCTCCTGGCGGCCGGTCAGATCGTCGTCGCCCTCGACGTCGAGTCGTGGGACCAGACCGGCAACACCGGGGCCGCCTGGCAGCTCTCGGACTTCGTCGCGGCGTTCGAGTTCCAGCAGGACGGTTGCGAGACGCAGTTCCTCCGGAAGATCGTCACGGACTGCGAGACCGGCGAGACGATCTCGGTCACGGACACCACCCTCGGCGGTGAGCCGTACACCGTGGTCGGCGAGGTCGGCCAGTGCACCCCGGTCGTGGAGTGCTGCGAGCAAATGCCGCCGGAGCCCCGGGTGGACGTCGAATCGGACGTCATGTGCATCCGCGACGCCGACGGGGAGATCACCGGCCAGGTCCTCGTGGAGCGCGTCTACGACGACCAGACCGGCGGCCGCCTGGAGCAGCGCCTCACCGACCCCACCAGCGGGGACGAGGTGACGCTCCCGGACGGTGCCGAGCTCGTCGTATGCCCGCAGTGCCCGGCCACGTTCGCCACGGAGTGCGTCAAGACCGTCGAGACGGTCTGGTCCTACGACAACACCACCGCAAGGGGAAGTAACTGCGGGTCGGTGCAGGGGCCGATGTATGGCTCGCTGCTGTGGATCCCCTGCAATGTGGGGCCGCTGGAGATCCGGTCGTGGATCATCGACGGGGAAGATGCCGTCGCTGCGCCGGTGGTCTTCCAGCCTGGTCCGTGCGGCGACGACACCGGCAGCGGGATGCACGACCACTGGGCGACACTGCTCACGCAGCTCGACCCGTCCGCGACGTGGACGACGGCCTACAACGAACGGTGCGCCTGGTACGTGCAGACCGTCGATGCGCCCCCGGAGCGCGTCTACGGGCAGATGGTCGTCAGCCTCCAAGGACAGCCCGAGTACACCTGGACGGCCGGCCCGAACAACGGCAGCTCCGAGACCTACTACACCAAGGTCTACACACAAGAGTGTGACGGCACGGTCAGCGTCAAGTGGCTGGACGTATACGGCGTCGAGACCGAGGCGCCGACCGGGACTGTGGTCCCGTGCGGCGGGGGCGGTGGCCCGGACAGCCCGGACACCGAGGTCGTGAAGCTGTGCGACGTCGCCGAGGACGGCACCAGCGTGCCGTTCCTTCGGGCCCTGACGTACATCGAAGGCATGGACGCCCCGACCGTCACAGACACCCTGCTCGACGGAACCACGCCCTACACCCCGACCAGTACCGTCAGCCTGTGCACACCGTCCAGTGACGAGCCGGGCGTGGACGTTGAACTGCTGCCGATGTGCGTCATCGACGACGAGGGCGGCGGCGGGGTCCTGCAGCGGGTCCTTGCCGAGATCACCTACGACACGGCCACCGGTGAACGGCTGGCCGTCAACTACGTGGACCCGCTCACGTGGGGTCCGGTGGCGCTGCCCGGCGGCACACACCTCGACCTGTGCCCGGAGGCGCAGCCCGAGCAGGAGTGCCGTGACACCAGCACGCTGCTGCTGTGCGACCTCCCCGGCGACGGCGCCCCGGCGGCGACCGTCACGGACACGAGCGGAGCGCCGTACTACCCGTACACCACGGGCGTGCCCACGGCCGGAGCCCAAACCCTGTGGGACGGCGGCACCCTGACCCTCCCGGACGCGGCCGGCCCGCAGCCGGGCACGGGCGGGACCGTACGCACCGCCGCTGCGATCGTCCAGGCACCGCGGCCAGCCTGCGACGCCGGCACCGCCCACGTGACGGCCCAGGTCGACGTCACCCAGCTCGGCCCTGACACCGGCTGCCGCACCACCGGCTTCCTCGGCCTCTACAACGGCCCCGGCGAAGCCAACCGGGTAGCGATCGCGCTCGCCCCGATCGACACCCCCGCAGGTTGGTCCGGCACGCTCACCGTCGAAGCTGACGTCCCCGCAGCCGACCTCGCCGCCGGCAACATCGCCGTCCTGGTCGCGTTCGACGCCTACGACGACAGCGGCGCCGCCTGCCCGCTGCCGCGCCACACCGGGTGGCAGCTCTCGGCGTTCGCCGCCACCACGGCGTACGACCAGACCGGCTGCGCGGAGCAGTTCCTCCGCAACGTCATCACCGACTGCGAGACGGGCGAGGTCACCGCCGTCCGGGACACCACCCTGGACGGGCAGCCGTACACGGTCACCGGTCAGCCCGGCCAGTGCACGCAGGCGCGCAGCAGCACCCCCGCGCTGCCATGCGGGGACACCGAACTCGTCAAGCTGTGCGACCTCACGTACAGCCCGCAGGCGCCGATCCCGACCCCGGCCGGCGACTTCTCGCTGTCCGGGAACGTCGTCGCAGGCAACGACGGCACCACCTTGTGGTTCGCCCAGGCAAACCAGGTCGCCGACGGCGTGGCCTCGCTGACGGTCGGCGGGCTGCTCCCGGCCGTGAGGTACGAGTTCCGATTCGCCTCGGCGTGGATCGGTGCGGGAGCCCCCACCCCGGCGACCAACAACGCGATCTATCTCCTGGAGATCCTCGACGGCACCACGGTGCTCGCCTCGCGGACCCGGAACGTCTCCAACGGGTCGAACGTGTTCCCCGGCGGTGTGCTGACCGAAGACCTCCCGCTGGCGTTCACCCCGCCCGCGTCCGGCACGGTCACGATCCGCTTCACCGACCAGACGACCGGCGGCGCGGTCAACGACCGGGACTTGTTCCTGATGCCGCTGGAACTGCGTACCGAGGCCCTGACGGTCACGGCCACGCCGTTCCTGCGGCGCTTCACCTTCGACTGCGACGGCGGCCTCACCTCGACCCAGGACGTCGGCCTGGACGGCACCACGCCGTACACGGTGGCCGGCGAGGTCGGGCAGTGCGCGGCGGACGGTGACGGGGCGTCGGTGACGGTCCCACCGTGCGACGCGAACACCGTGATCCAGGCGTGCCGGTGCGACGACGCGGACGGCGACGGGCTCGCGGACACGAACTACGTCGAGCTGATCGGCGTTGACTGTGAAGGGGTCCTCACGTCCTTGGGGACGTATCTGCCGGACCTCTCCGCCCCGTACGTACCGGTTGCCCCGGTCGACTGCGACCAGACGGACCAGGGCGCCGACCCTGCATTCGGTGTCCAGGCCCGCCGGGTGGAGCTGACGGCGGGCGCCTCCTGGTCGGCCGCGGCCTTCCCGACGCTCCAGTCGGTCACCGCCGTGGCGCACGGCGGCACCGCCACCATCACCACCGCGGACGGCCCTTCGACCTTGCACACGGGCGAGGCCGCCACCTGGTCCGTCGCCCGCGACGCCGACGCCGCCCTCACCGGCCCGCTCACCATCACCGCGGACACCGGCACCGTCACCCTCTCGTACACGATCGGAGTCCAGCTGTGAGCGGATGCTGCGGGCAAGGGCCCGTCATCGTCACCGGAGCCGCCGCGACCCCGCGCCTCGACGCCGAAGCCGTGCTGCTGTGCGACGTCCTGACGGACGGCACGGTCGCCGCCGTCGCCCTGGTCGAGCCGGTCTACGACACCAGCACGGGGGAGCGCGTCAGCACGCGCACCGTCGATCCGGTGACCGGCGCCGCGTACACCCCGGTCGGCACCCTCCAGCCATGCCAACCAGACGGCTGCAACGCCACCACCACCAGCCAGATCCTCTGCGACACCGCCGCGGACGGCACCGCGACGACCTTCGTCCGGGCCACCACCTACGACTGCGCGGGCGCGCTCCTCGGCACCCTCGACCGAACCCTCGACGGCACCCCGTACACCCCGGCCGGGACGGTCGGCGTCTGCCCGTCCTCCCCGGACTGCGACTCACCCACCACCCCCACCGCCACGATCGGGCTGTGCCTGGCGGACGGAACCCCCATCGCGGTCACCGTCGTACGGGACTGCAACGGCGCCATCACCAGCGAAGGGTGGATCAACCTCACCACCGGGGCGTACAGCGCGGGCGCGCCTCCGGCCGGCACAGTCGCCTGCGGCACCAGCCGCAGCGTGCAGGTGTCCGGGACGTTCTGCGACATCGACGCGGCCGGCGACGTCGTCGGCCTCGTCCTCGTGGAGTACACCTACGCCGACGACGGCACGATCGCCTCCGTCCGCCTGGTCGACGCCGTCACCGGCACCACCTACACGCCGACCGGCACCGTCACCGTGTGCCCGGCCGGAGTCGAGCAGCCCGAGCGCGACCTCGTGCAGCTGTGTGACGTCGCGGTTGACGGCACGTCGACCGCGTTCGTCCGGGACTACGCCCGCGACGAGAACGGGGCGATCACCGGGCACAGCGACTACGCGCTCGACGGCACCTCCTACGTGACCACGGGCACCGTTGGCATGTGCGGGCAGCCGTGCCGGGACTCAGCCACCGTCCTGCTGTGCGACGTGCCGGCCGACTCCACCACGACCATCACGCCCACAATCGTCGACGGCGCCGTGGCCGACGTCGGGCAGAGCCAGTTCCAGAACCATGCCGGCCCCTACACGGACCTCTGGGCAGGGACCACCTTCCTCTACCCGGCCGGGGCAGGCCCGGACCAGGAGCACCTGGCGGCGACCGGGCAGCTCACCGCCGACATGGCCGGCTGTGACGGCGCCTCGGGCACGGTGACGATCTCCGTACGCGTCAGGAACGACGGGCCCGACACCGGCCAGGCATGGGACGGTGCGCTGCGCCTGTTCCGTGGCACGACGGCTATCGCCGCCCACAACGCGCTGGAGTGGGCGCCGCCCGGCTGGCAGGGGACACTCACCGTGTCCGCGCCGGTCACGGCCGCCGACATCGCCGCTGGCGACATCCGTGTCGCGCTGATTCTGGAGACCTACCACCTCGGCGCCAAGAGCTGGACGGCCGACCAGTTCACGGCGGCGATCGAGCTCGAGGGCTGCGAGGTCACCAGCAGCACCCAGTTCCTGCGGACCCTGGTCACGGACTGCGAGAGCGGAGAGGTCGTCTCGACCGTCGACACCACCCTCGACGGCCAGCCCTATACCGTCACCGGCGTGGTCGGGCAGTGCACACCCGCCGAACCCGGCACCGACCCCGTACCGCCGGAGCAGGACGTCGTGGAGCTGTGCGATGTCCAGGCGGACGGCACGGTCGTCCCCCTGGTCCGTGACTACCGACGCGATGCGACCGGCGCGGTCATCGGCTACAGCGACTACGGCTTGGAGGGCACGCCCTACACGGCGACCGGCACCGTCGGCCGCTGCTGCACCGACGTGGTCGATACCCGGTGCGTGCGCCTGGTCACCGACGACGTCGAGATCGTCACGGGTGCCGACTGGGTCGTCTACAGCGACCCGACCACGCCCACTGCCATGCCGGTGGAGACCTCGCTCGACAACGCGATCTCTGCTCTCCCCGCCGGTACGGACACCGTCGGGGCGGAGCACTTCGTCGGGTTCCTCTACTCCCCGAGCAACATCGGCGGCGGGACGGCCTACCTGCACGTCTCACAGCTCGCTGCGCCCGGCGCCGAGATCCTCGGCCTGTACTTCGCGGGCGAGTACGTGGGCCGTGAGACCGGCTGGTGGCGCCTGCCGTACGAGGGACAGCAGCACATCGTCATCCACTACCGGACGACGTCGGTCATCGCGAACGCCCCGGTGGTCGCCGCTACCTTGTCCCTCGCGGACTCGCTGAACAACGGGTCGGGTGCCGATCGCGAGTACACGCGTACGACTTACTGTGACGGCCGGGTCGAGTACCGCGACAGTGGCAGCAACCTCGTACCGAACCCGGTCACCTCGCTGGTCGCGCCGTGCTTCGACCGGTACGAGCCGGTCAACGCGCAGTGCGCGACGACAGCCGTCCAGACCGTGCGCCTGTGCGACCTGGACCCGACCGTCGAGGCGGACGAGGACGGCCGGCGCTGCGCCGTGCCGTTCCTGCGCCACCTCGCCTACGACTGCGCCGGCGAGCTGGCGGGCTTCCATGACACCGGCCTGGACGGCACCACCCCGTACACGCCGGTCCAGGTCGTGGACTGCCAGTGCGCGAGCGGCCAGGGCATCACCTCTTCGATCGAGGTGCCGTGGCAGACCGTCAGCGTCGTTGAGGACCCCGCCGGCGTCGCGGGCCAGGACTTCATTTACGCCATCGCCCCCGAGACCGACCCGACCCGGATCGGCACGATCCGCGTGCACGTCTCCCGGCCCGCCGGCGGTGCGTGCGGCGCCTACGACATCAACAACCTGGTGTTCTCGAACACGGCGGCGTACACGCTGACGCTGGACGCCGTGGCGCAGGAGATGAGCTATCTCCGCGTCGACCTGATGGATTTCGACACGTTCGAGCCGGTCGCCATCAACACGGCCTATCCGCTGCCTGACCGCCTCGGCGGCACCGCCGGATGGAACGCGACCAACAACCGGATCGTGCCGTCCGAGAGCAACGGCACCGGTTACATGTACTGGGACAACCCGCCCGAGACGGTCGGCTGGAGCGTCCTGAACCAGGGTGGCGGCACCTCCTGCTCGGCGCTCAGTTTCCAGGGGATGACCGTGGAGCCGGGCGGCTGCTGCGGCGGGGACAGCGATGGCTGCGGCCAGTGCGCGCCGGTGAACACGGCGATCCGGCGGCTCGCTTCGGCCGGAACGTTCGACGCCGCGACCCTCGGCACCCTCCAGTCGGTCACCGTGACCGTTCTGGCCGGATCAGCGGCCGTTGCCACCAACGACGGCACAGGCGAGGTCCCGGCTGGCGCCTCCCTGTCCTGGAGCGTGGTCAACGACATTGACACCGGGCTCGGCATGCTGACGATCACCACGGACGCCGGCGATGACGTCCTCGTGACGGCCACCTACAAGTAAGCCACCCCACGGCGGGCCCCGCCCCAGGGTCCCGCCTCCCGACCAGCAACGAGGAGACGGCCCATGGCCGGTACTGGCGGAAGCGTCGCGGGCAGCACCCCGGACGTCGAGTACGAGATTCTGTGCGACGACCAGGGCGGCGGCACGGTCGTCCCGTTCCTGCGCCGCTACACCCAGGACGACGCCGGGGCGCTTGTCCCGGTGGACACCGACCTGGACGGCGCGGAGTACACGGTCACGGGCACGGTTGAGCGGTGCGCGCCGCCCGCTGCCGCGGCGAACCCGGGCATCGGCGGGACGGTGCAGCGGCAGACCGGCGTGGGCGCGGTCACCGTCGCGGCCGGCGCCCGCTCCGTCACCCTCGTCGTCTACACCGGCACCCCCGCGGTGGCCATCGGCGGCGGCGCGGCCGTCACCGTCGCGGCTGGAACCTCGCTCACCTGGGGCGTGGACCATGGCGGCCCCGACGGCGAGACCTTGCAGGACGCCTACGTGTTCACCGGGGTGGCCGGGTCGGACTTCCTCGTCACCTCCACCCGGGAGGTCTGAGCGTGACAGGCACCACCGGCAGCATCCAACTCCGCGGGCACGGCTTCGCCACGCTCCGGAACCCGGTGGACCTCCAACCCGCAGCCTCCGGCGTGTGGGTGGACACCGGCCTGACGGTGGACCTCCCCGCGGCTGGCACGTACCAACTGGACGCCACGGTGCGGGCCAACATGTCCGCCGGGGCCAGCGCCAACGTATGGGTGCGGGCGCACCTGTACGACGTGACCGCCGCCGCGGACGTCCCCGCGAGCGAGGTGATCGTGCGGCAGGTCATCACCACCGTGGACACCGGCCCGGAGGACGGCGGCAACGACTCCGCCCCCATCCTCGTGGAGTACACCGTCACCGGGCCGTCCACGATCCGGCTGGAGGGTGCCCGGCAGATCACCTTCGGCGACTCGACCGCCGCGGCCATCGCGACCGGCCCGGCCGGACGCACCACCCTTCGGTGGAAGCGGATCGCGTGACGACCTCGGGCGGCTACGCCCCACCGCACCCGCGTGTGGAGCGAGCGACCGGCGTCACGGACAGCTCCGGCAACGTCACCTTCGCGTGGCCGGCCGGGGCGTTCGCTGCGCCACCGGTCGTCACGGTCGCCCTCCAAGGCGCCCCCGCCTTCCGGTCGCACGCCATCACCGCCAACACCACGGCATCGACGACCGTCCACGTGGACGCCTCCGCCGGAATCACACTGCTCGGCATCGGCGTGCTGGCCGTCGGCGCCCCCGCGGCCGGGGTCGTCGTGCACGCGCACGCTGTCGCCGCCACCTAGCGACCTCTGCAACCGCTGCCGCGGGCGTCCGCGTCTCCGTCATCCTGATGGTCTACGTCCTCACCAGGGGAGAACAGGAGCGCGTGATGCCACTAGAAGGGTCCAAGCCCGTTGATCCTCGTCACGACGAGCATCTCGAACACAGCGTCACAGACGTCCTGGAATTGGCGGCGTTGGGCTTGGCGGCCGGCCCCTTCGCACAAGCGATGCTCACCGAGCTTGGAACCGGGTCCGGCAAGGCCATCCGCGAGGCGTTGAACCGCGTCCTCCGCCGCCAAGCGCCCTCCGCAGCACCCGAAGAGCTGGACCCGCTCGTCCCTGCCCCTCTGTGGACGGACTACGGATGGAAGCTGCTCCTCGGTGGGCAGGAGGTGCCGTCGCCGGAGGGCCTGGCCCAGGTCAGCCGTCTGAGCGTGTCCGCGCCCATCGACTCGCAAGGACAGCCGATTGCCGCTGGGCAGATCATCTGGAACGGGCGGAGGTGGATCGGTTCCCCTGCCTCAGAAGTGGCCGTCTTCTACTGGGACGATGCCCGCAACCAGTGGGTTCTCCCGCCCTACGCCGGAGGACCGTCTCAGAGCACGTCGCACGAATAGACTCGACACGACGTCGCTGGTTATGGGCCGGGCGCTTCTCTGATCGAGGAGCCTCCTCATGGCCAACTGCTGCGGCGCGAAGCGCTGCAACTGCGCTGTCACCGCCGGGCCCGGCGTCACTGTCAGCGGCAACGGCTCGCGCTCAACTCCGTACGTCATCACCGCCGCGTCCTCGCCGACCGCGCTGGGCGTCACCGACAGCGCCACCGTCGACCTGACACTCGACGGCAGCGGCACGGCGGCGGACCCGTACGACGTCCACGCGGACGTCATCGTGGACCCCGCGCCGCCCGGCGGCGGCACCGAGCTGCTGCACGCCGGGCCCGGCGGGCTCAGCTTGGAGTGTGCGGACGTGCGCGGCTGCTTCTCGGCGGTCGATGGGGCGATCTATGACCCGGCCACCGGGGAGATCGGCGCAAAAATCTCGACGGACGCGGGCAACACCGTGGCGTTCGGGTCGGACGGGGGGTTGTTCACGCCGCCGGCCTCGGGCGGAAGCACCACCGCGCTGGCCGTCACGGACTCGCCAACGGTGGACCTCACCCTCACCGGAACCGGCACCACCGCAGACCCCTACGACGTGACCGCCACGGTCGTACTGGACCCGGCGCCCCCTGGCGGCGGCGCCAACCTGCTCCAGGCCACCCCGGACGGGCTGTCACTGGAGTGCGCAGACGTGCGCGGCTGCATCACGGCGGAGGGCCCGGCCACCTACGACCCAGCGACGGGCACGATCGGCGTGGAGCTGTCCACCGACGCCGGCAACACCACCACCCTCGGGACGGACGGGGGGCTGTTCACCCCGGCCCCGGCCGCCACCGCGCTCCAGGCGACCGACACGAACACGGTCGACACCACCGTCACCGGCACCGGCATTGCTGCCGACCCGTACCAGGTCGAGGCGGACGTCATCGTGGCACCGGAGCCGAACGGGCTGGAGGCGACCGCCGACGGCCTGCTGGTGGCCCCGTCGTCCGACGCCGACAACCGGTTGGCGCTGGGCACCGACAACCGGCTGTACGTGCCGCCGGTGGCCGTGGAATGCGGCCTGACCGGGACGGGCACCGCAGCCGATCCGATCACCGTCAACCCGGTGGCGGGCCAGGCGGCATGGTCCGACGACTGGGGCTGCGACGCGGCAACGCACTCGACCCTCAAGTGCGACCCGGGCACCGGCGCGCTGTGGACCCCGCCGGACCACTACAGCGCGATGGACCACATCTACGTCGAGCACTTCACCGGCGGCTTCCTGACACCGATCGGCCCGACCGGCGGGTGGGTCGTCGTGGACCCGACGGCGAACCAGCAGTTCAACGTGCCCGCGAACTTCCTCGGGAACGACTGCCGCACCTGGGGCTACGAGATCACGAACGCCGGTACGTGGGACATCGAGCACAACGCTACGGCCGCCTTCCAGCTCGGCCTGGTCGTGCAGGTCAACGGCGGTGCGTTCCAGGTCCGCCCGCTGTGGGGGCACATCAACGCCGTTGGTGCGGCGCACCGGGAGCGCGGCAACGGCACGGTGAACTGGTCGGGCTGGAACATCCCGGCCGGCACAGGCACCTCGGTGATCATGCTCCCGGCGGTCAACGTCACCGCCGGGCAGATCACGGCCATCCACTCGTGGGTGTCCGACGCCACGATCGACACCCAGACCAACACCCCGTAAGGAGCGCCCGTGAAGTTCTACGCCTCTGCCTCCGGCACGTCCGTGATGCGGTCCGGTGGGGTGTTGCCGCCGCCGGACGGCTGGACGGAGATCACCGAGGAGGAGTTCCACTCCCGGCTGGCCGCCAGCGGCCAGGACTACGACCAGATGCCAGTGCGGAACCTGTCGGACGTGCAGGAAGTCCCGGCGTAATCGACTTCTGCCAGCGGCTCTACCACCTAGCTATGCTGGGCGGTAGAGCTGCTGCTGGTTTTGGGCCGGGCCTCCGAGAGCGATGGAGGTTCCCGGCATGTCTTGTCCCCTGATCGCGAACGCCGACACCATCCGCGTCACCCGCGTCGACGGCTGTGGCCGCCCCATCTGCGGCGACGACAACGGCTTCGTCTTCGACTGCTTCGCTTCCTTGCAGATGAACGCCAATGTCGACGACGGAGACGACGTCGAGTACAAGGCGGCCAACGGGAGGGTGTGCGGATTCAAGCGCGGCTGCCCCAGCTTCAAGGGCTACGACATCGAGCTGGACTTTTTCAGTGTCAGTCCGGAGCTGATCGAGATCACCACCGGCAACCCCGTCGTCTACGGCTTCGACGGCCGGCCGATCGGGTACGACGACTGCTCGATCCAGTGCAACTCGGGCTTCGCGATCGAGCTGTGGGCGGAAGTGCTTTCCGACGAGGCGTGCGCGGCTGATGCGGCCGGCACCGGGGCGTGGATCTACTTCCTCATGCCGTGGGTGACCAACGGGCAGCTCGGCGACCTGGAGGTCGGCTCCGAGGCCGCGTCGCTCACCCTCACCGGCTCGACCCGGGCTGGCGGCGGCTGGGGCACCGGCCCGTACGACGTCATGCCGATCGACGCGGCCGGCACCGCGGGCACGCTGCTGACCCCGCTCGGGTCGACCTGCCACCGCAGGACGTTCATCACGACGGTCGAGCCGCCCGCCCCGGTCTGCGAGTACACCCCGGTCACCGGCGGCCTGTGCCTGGCGTCCTGACGATGGAGGCGCCCGACCTGGTCGTCCCGCTGCGGGAGGCCGCCGTCAACGAAGAACTCCGGTACGCGCTGCGGACGTGGGCGGCGAACCTCCCGCACCGGAAGGTGTGGGTCGTCGGCCACCGGCCGGCGTGGCTGCGGGGCGTCGAGCACATCCCCCTCGCGCAGCCGGGGACGAAGTACCAGAACTCGACGGCTGCGGTCCGGGCCGCGTGCGAGCACCCCGATGTCGCGGACCGGTTTCTGCTGATGAACGACGACTTCTTCGTCATGCAGAAGCAGAACGGGATGCCAGTCCTGCATCGCGGCCCGGTGCAGGAGGTCGAGCGGTACTACGCCACGCGGGGACAGGGCCTGTACCTGCGTGGTCTGCGGGAGACCCGGGATCTCCTGGTCTCCCGCGGGCATCAGGACCCGCTGAGCTACGAGCTGCACGTGCCGCTGCCCGTGGACAAGGCGGGGATGCTGGAGGCGCTGAACGTCGGCCGGCACCTGGAGGTCGTGCACAAGCGAACCTTGTACGGGGTGTTGGCCGGGATCGGCGGCCACCGCATCGCGGATGTCAAGGTTCTGAACCGCGGGCCGCAGTTCCCCCACGGCCCGTGGCTGAGCACGATGCCCGACTCCTTCGCGAACGGCATGGTCGGCCGGTACATCCGGCAGGCGTACTTCCAGCCCTCGCCCTACGAGAGCGGGCGGAGGCGCTGATGCCGCTCCAGCCCGGCCCGTGCGAGGCGTGGCCCACGAAGCTGTGCTGCGACGTCCCCGAGACAATGGAGAAGGCGGAGGTCGAGCGGTGGACGCTCGTCGCCTCGACCATCCTGTGGGGGCTGTCGGGTAGACGCTGGGGTCCGTGCCCGGTCTCCGTGCGACCGTGCCGCCGCTCGTGCCTGGATACCGGCTTCTTCAGCTTCCAGGCCGGGGCCGGCACCGGCCCGTGGATCCCGTACATCGGCACCGACGGGTCCTGGCGGAACGCGTCGGTATGCGGCTGCAAGACGGACTGCTCCTGCAGCGAGCTGTGCGAGGTGTACCTGCCGGGCCCGGTGTACGACGTCACCGAGGTGACCGTCGACGGCGAGGTCCTGGTCCCGGAGGCGTACAGGGTCGACGCGCCCGGGAGGCTCGTGCGGACCGACAGCGAGTGCTGGCCGGACTGCCAAGATCTCGGCGCGCCGCCCGGCGAGCCCGGCACCTTCGTGGTGACGTACCGATGGGGTCTGCCGCTCGATGACTCCGCGGTCGCCGCGGTGTCAGAGCTGACGTGCCACCTGATCAAGGGCTGTACCCCGGGTGGGTCGTGTGGCTGCCGGGCGAACCGGAACCTGACCCGGGTAGTCCGCCAGGGCGTCGAGATGGACATGCCGGACCCGACGTTGGTCTACAGCGAAGGCCGGACCGGACTGCCGTTGTGCGACATGTGGCTGGCCACGGTGAACCCGTACCGGCTGACGTCCCCGTCCCGGGTGTACAGCCCGGATTACAAGCGGCCGAGGGTGACGACGTGGCCCTGAACCCGCTCACGATCCGCGACCTGACCGAGGCCGTCGCCGGCTGCGTGTGCGCCGCGCTCGTCCGCACCTCCGAAGAGGTCGACGGGCAGCCCGGGTGCCCGTGCCGGGTCTGCGTGGTGCCCGGGATCGTGGCGTGGGACTCGTGCGACGACCCGTGCAGCGACCAGGCCGACGGCGGACAGCTGTCGGTGTCGGTCGCCCGGATCTACGGCAGCTCGGACGCGGACTTCCCGAACGAGTCCCGCATCGTGCAGGGCGTGCGCGGCTGTACCCCGCCGCCGCTCACCGCCCTGGAACTGGTCGTCACGCTGCTGCGGTGCGCGCCGACGTTCACCGAGGACGGGTGCCCGCCGACGTGCGAGGAACTGGCCGCCTCCGCGCAGGTCCTCCACGTCGACATGGTCACGGTCTTCAACGCGCTGCTGTGCTGCCTGCCCGGCACACTCCAGACGCGGCGCGGGCGGCGGTTCGTGATGGGCCAGCAGAAGACCATCGGCCCGGAAGGCGGTTGCGTCGGCCTCGAACAGCGCGTCACCGTGGCCCTGCCCGGGTGCGGGAAGTGCCCGGACGGCGATGGGGAGTCGCCGTGAGGATCAGCGAGGTGATCGCGCGCCTGCACCGGCTGTGGGAGGACCACGGCGACCTGGAGGTGCGGGCGTACGACTACGCCGACATCACGCCGAGCGTGGTGGAGACGCCCGAGGTCGAGACGAACCCCCAGGGCGAGACGTACGCCCTGGTCCGCCCGTAGAAGGAGTACGCCATGCCCGTCGAGGTGAACATCGACCCGGGCCGCATCGCGCGGACGCTGCGGCTCCGCAACGGCATCGTGGCCCGCCGGCTGGCCGATCGCACCGCGCGCGTGGCCCGGATCGCCGAACGTGAGGCCCCCGGCACGATGGGCAGCTACATCACCTGGAAGGTGGTGGACGGGCCGACGGGCCTCCAGGGCGTCATCGTCTGCGACCACCCGGCGGTGCGGTTCGTCCTCGACGGCACCCGGCCGCACATCATCCGCCCGCGCAGGAAGGGCGGTGTGCTGCGGTTCGAGATCAGCGGCCGGGTGGTCTACTCCGCGTATGCCCGGCATCCGGGGACGAGGCCGAACAACTTCCTGGCCAGGGCGCTGCGCGAAGGCCGCTGACCTGGAGGGTCAGTGGCCCGCCGTCACGCGCTCGCAGCCTGCTTGTCCGGGAGCTTCGCGAAGGGCGACGGACGCCCCTCGGGACGGGCCTGCGCCGTGGTCCAGTCGATGTCGTCGCGGGCGAGGAGGTCGTCCAGGTCGCCCCGGCGATACAGGGGAACCGCCGGGTAGGCGCGCTTCGGCTGGTTCCAGGCGCGCACCCGGTGCTTCTCCTCCAGCAGGCCAGCGCGCAGCAGGTGCTCCAGGTCGCTCGGACGGATGCGCAGGTAGGCGGCAGCCGCGTTCTTCGTGTAGAGCTGGCCGGCGTGGGCTGCCGCGTCCAGCGCCTCCCGGTCGTCGAACGCCTCCAGCGCCCGGCCGCCGTACAAGGCGTGGCCCTTGTACTCGCCGACGACGGGGATGAGGTGGCGGCGGCCAAGTTCCATCACAGCGTCGGCGCTCACCTCGCAGTCGAAGCGCTCGCCAAGGACTTCGGCCGCCCGCCAGGCGCCGACGTCGGGCTGGGTACCCACCGCGGCACGGATCTCGTCCAGGCGGGAGAAGGCGTCGGCGACAACCGCGGCCGACCACCTGGACCCGAAGGCGACGTCGGCCGCCGGGATCACGCCCAGGGCCAGCGCCCGCTCGAATTCCCACTGTTGCAGCCCCAGCCGGTCCGGGAACTGAATCGGCCCGTAGTCCGTGGGCTCCTTCTTCGTCATGTGGTGAGCATCCCCCTCTTGTACTCGCTGTAGCTACCAGATCACTGTAAGCGGCGACCGGTGACCGCCGCGGTCGTTCGCGGCACCTGCTCCGGGAGGCATTACCCTCTCCGTCCACGCCGCTGGTTCTGGGCCGGGCGTACCGCGGTAGAGAAGGGGCCACCCTGTGGCTAAGAAGCAGTTCGCGCTCAACACGTCTCCGCACGAGGCGGAGATCGGCGACGCCACGTTCCTGTTCGAGCCGGAAGTCCTCGGGGACGAATTCCTCGACCGCTACGAGCGGCTCCAGGAGGCGAATCGCCGGCTCGACATCGATCCGGCGAACATGGCCGACGCCGACCTGTCGAAGGTCCGCGAGGCCACCGTCGCGATGCGCGTGTTCCTGGCCAGCCTCATGCTCCCGGAGTCGGCGCACGAGTTCGCCCGCTGGGACGTCGTCGCCGGCGGGAAGACGGTCAGCTCCCACCCGACCCCGGAGGAGGCGGCCGAGGCCGCCGCGAAGCGCAAGGGCGCCACCGTCAAGGACGCCGGCCACCGGTACCCCGACCGCGTCCTGGTCGAACTGATGGAGTGGGTAGTCGAGCTGTACGGAGGGGGCGGTAGCCGCCCTCCTACGTCGTCCGGCGTCTCCTCGCCAGCATCTCCGCCTCCTGGGAGGCGTGGGAAGGGGGCCTCGCCCTCCAGGGCGTCGACATCCACACGTGGCCGCTGAGGGTCATGTTGTCGGCCGCTGAGGCGGCGATGGAGCAGGCCGCCGAGGACGACGGCGAGCGGAAGCGCATCCGGGCGAAGCTGTATGCCCCGCCGAAGGGCACCCGCCTATCGCGAGGCGCGAGGCCGCCCGGCGCGGGCGTGGGCATGGGCATGGGTCAGGCTCAGGACCTCGCGGCGCTGCTCGAAGCGGAAGACGCACGTCTGATGGGGGGTCGCACCAGCTAGTCTGGGGGTGCCGCTGGTTTTGGGCCGGGCAACCGATCGCTTTTTCGCGAGGTTGCCCGGTGGCCGACGACGAGGACTACGGGACCGCCCGTATCCGTATCGTCCTGGACGATTCGGGTACTGCTGGTGACGCCCGCGCCACCGGCAACCAGATCGAGTCGGCCCTCGACCGGGCCACTCGAAACCTCGGCGCCCAGATCCGGCGGAACATCCAGCGCGGCCTTGACGCCGCGTCGGTATCAGTCCGGGTCGTCCCGGACCTCAGCAGGTTCGACGCGCAACTCCTGACGGGGCTGCGGGCGCTCGACTCGATCAACATCCCGGTCACCCCGGACCTGACCGGATTCGTCGAGCGCATCCGGGCGCTGCTGGCCGGGGAGGAGTTCCCGGTCCGGGTTGTCCCGGACCTGACCGGGTTCGACGCCCGGCTGCGCGCGCACCTGATGCCGACGCTGTCGGTACCAGTGACCCCGGACATCAACGGGTTCGTCCGGGGGCTGCGGGGGCTGTCGTCGCTGGCGGGCGGCGTCGGCGCGGTCCTCGTGCGGAGCCTGCGGTTCGCGGTGATCGGCGGCGCGGCGGTCGCGGCGGCGGCGCAGGTCTCAGCGTTCCTGACGGCCCTGGCTCCGGCTGCCGGGATCATCGCGGCTGTTCCGGCCGCGGTCGGCGGGGCCGTTGTTGCTGTCGGCGCGCTGAAGCTGGCGCTGTTCGGTGTCGGCGGCGCCTTCTCCGCCGCGCTCGGCGACGACGCGAAGAAGTTCCAAAAGTCCCTAAAGGGGCTGTCGCCGGCCGCTCGCGCGGCGGCTCTGGAGGTCCGCGGCCTCAAGCCCGCCTTCGACCAGCTCAAGGCGACGGTTCAGAGCTCTTTTTTTCGCCCCCTCCAGGGGCAGATCACCGCAGTCGCCAAGGCGCTGTCCGGGCCGCTGCGGTCCGGACTCTCCGCCGTCGCGGGGAACTTCGGCAAGGCGACGAGCCGGGTAGCCGACTTCCTCAAGTCGGCCGCCGGGGTACGGGCGATCACCCAGATCGTCACCGGCACCAGTCAGGCCACCGCGCGCCTGGGTACCGCGATCACCCCGGTCGTCGCCGGGCTGACGCAAATCGGCGGCGCCGTCTCGGCGGCCTTCGGCGGACAGGCCGGCAGCGCCGTCGCCCGGCTCGGGCAGGAAGTCGGCGACTTCCTGACCCAGGCCGCCCAGGGCGGTCAGGCCGTCGCCTGGGTCAGCGGTGCGCTGACGGTCTTCCGGCAGCTCGGTGACCTGCTCGTCCAGGTCGGCGGGCTCGTCGGCAGCGTCTTCGGAGCGCTCGCCGCCGGTGGCGGGGCCGGCGGGCTGAGCGCCTTCACCCAGGTCGTCACCGCGCTGCGCGCCGCGGTCACCCCGCTCCTGCCGCAGCTCACCGCCTTCGCGCAGCTCGCGTCGGGCACCCTCGGCACCGTCCTTGCCAGCCTCGGCGACGCCCTCCAGTCCTCCGTAGGGCCCGCGGTCCTGAGCGCGGTGTCGGCCGCCCTGACCGGGCTCGCCGCAGCGGCGCCGCAGCTCGGCACCGTCTTCACGAACCTTGGGACCGCCGTCGCATCCCTCGCGCCGGCCCTTCCCGGCGTCATCGCCGCGGCGGCCCAACTCGCGGTTTCCGCGTCGCAGCTGGTGGTCGCGCTGGCCCCCGCGGTGAGCCTGCTCGCGCAGCTCCTGGCGCCGGTGGTGAGCCTCGCCTCGCCCTTGCTGGTGGCCGGTGTCGCCGTGTTCGGGCTGGTCCGCGCCATCTTCGCCGCGCAGGCCGCGTTCATCGTCGCGCGGGCGGCCTGGACGGCGCTGAACGTCGCCTTCGCCGCGTCACCCATCGGCGTCACGGTGGTGGCGGTGATCGCCTTGGCCACCGCGCTGTACCTCGCCTACCAGCGGTTCGACGGCTTCCGGAAGGTCGTCGACGCCGCAGGCGCCGCGATCGCCACCGGCTTCCGGGCGGCCGTCCAGTTCATCGTCGCCCTGCCGTCGCTCGTCGAGTCCGCGCTTTCGTCCTTCGGGTCGCTGGTCGCCACGCTCTTCGTCGGCGCTTGGCAGGCCGCCGTCGCCGCCCTCCAGGCCGGCGTCGCCGCCGTCGCCGGCTTCTTCACCGCGCTGCCCGGGCAGATCCTCGCCGCCTTGGCCGCGCTGCCCGGGCTTCTCGTCACGCTCTTCGTCAACGCCGTCGCTGCCGTCGCCATCGCGCTGCTGACCGAGTTCGCCCTTATTATCTATATTTTTACGCAACTACCAGGGCAAATCGCCGCCGCCTTGGTCTCGTTGGGTGCGCAGATCGGCGCCGTCTTCTCCAGCGCCTTCAACGGCGCCGTCGCCGCGACGACGTCCTTCGTCGCGCTGGCGGTGTCGTTCTTCGCCGGCCTGCCCGGCCGGGTCGGCTCAGCCCTGGCCGCGCTGCCCGGCAAGGTGCGGGCGCTGTTCACGTCGGCCGGCTCGTCCGGGCTCGGGGCTGCCAGATCGACCGGCGCCTCGATCGTGGCGTTCTTCTCGGGCCTGCCCGGCCGGGTAGGGAGCGCCCTCAGCAGCGTCGGCTCGAAGATCGCCAGTGCGTTCCGCAAAGCGACCGGCACCGCCAAGAGCGCGGTGAGCACGCTGATCAGCGGCATCGTGTCGCTGTTCTCGACGCTCCCCGGCAAGATCGTCAGCTCGCTGGGGAACATCGGTTCGCGGATCGTCTCCAAGATCAAGTCCGGATTGCCGGGCGCTGTCCGCAAGCTCCTGCCGTTCGCGAACGGCGGGATCGTCACGCAGG